ATATTATAAACCTTGCCTATGAGCCAAGCAATTACCATTACTTTAAGGTGTACGAACCGAAAGAGCGGCAGATAATGGCGCTGCCGTTCTATGACAGGGTGGTACAGCACGCCATAAACAACGTGTTAGAGCCTATATTTGATAAGCGGTTTATATCGCAGTCTTACGCCTGCCGGAAAGGTAAAGGTATGCACGCTGCGTCTGATACGCTAAAAGAGTGGCTATATGAGTGGAACAAATACCACCAAGACCAGCCGCTTTATGCTATCAAGGCAGATATACACCACTATTTCCAGAGCATAGACCATGCGGTATTAAAAACTGAAATACGTAAGGTTATAAAAGACGCTGGGGTACTGGCATTGCTGGACAGGATAATAGACCACAACGGCAATATGCCGGACGGCGTAGGGATACCAGTAGGAAACCTTACCAGTCAGTTATTTGCAAATATCTATCTGGACGCATTAGACCAGTTTATTAAGCATGAGCTGGGCGTAGAGGCGTACATACGATATATGGACGACTTTGTAATATTAAGCCCAGACAAGGAACAGCTGCGCAGCTGGCTTGCACGGATAGAGCAATTCTTACGGGAAGAGCTTAAGTTAGAGTTTAACCCGAAAACTACCATACTGGCAGCAAAGAACGGTATAGACTTTGTAGGCTACAAACACAGGGCAACGCACAGGAAAGTACGAAAGGACAGCATAAAGCGCATAAAGCGTACTATCAAGAAGTGCGAGAGCGGGAAAATCACAAAAGAGCAGTTACAAAAGAGCATACAGAGCTGGACGGGACACGCAGGACACGCCGACAGCTACAACCTTCGAAAGAAAATAGAAACGCTGGCAGAGGCAGCCATAGAAAAGGCTGCTTAAGCGGCAGAATGCAGGAGCGAGTACATGAGTAGCAATTTACTAAGGGTAGTACAAGAACAACAGGAAACCATAGAAAAGCAAAGCAGGCTTATTGCTGATTTAATAGCCACTCTGGAAAGCTGGGAGCAGACAGCGGGCTACGACGGCGCAGAGCTGAAAGAGCGGGCAAAAGATTTGCAATTAAGAGAAAGGCAGGATTTATGAACATGACTATTACAGAATTTATTGAGGCGGCGGCACATAACAAAATTATCCAGCTGGTAGTATTGGCGATTGTGTGCGACACGGTTTTTGGCGTGCTGCGTGCAATCAAAGAGAAGAAATTTAACAGCTGCGCAGGCATTGACGGAGCTATCAGAAAAGTAGGTATGCTTATTTCTCTGGTATTCATGCTGGCAATCGACGTACTGATTAAGATTAACTTAATCGGATTTATACCGGAGCAGGCACGTACATATTTAGGGCTTGACACCGTGGGCGTGGCTGAATTTTTCGCATTGCTTTACATTGCCTATGAGGTAGTAAGTATTTTTAAGAATATGGCATTATGCGGGCTGCCCGTAAAAAAGGTATGGGAAAAGGTGCGGGAGTTTCTGGCAAAGTATACGGACGAGTTGCCGGACACAGACGAACTGGACGGGGACAGCACCACAGGCAACGTAGAGGAACACAGAACACAGGAGAGATAAGAATAATAAGGACATAGCGGCAAAGAGCGCTTGCGGGACACCGCAGGCGCTTATTTTGTATGCGGAAAGGCAGGAAATATGAACATTAACAGAAAGATAAGTAAGTACAATTTCAATAAGGGCAGCGTTTCCAGAATTAAGTATATTGTTATCCATTATGTAGGCGCACTGGGCGGCGCAGAGGACAACTGCCGATATTATGGTGGCGGCAATAGAAATGCGTCGGCGCATTACTTTGTAGGATTTAACGGCGAGGTATGGCAGTGCGTAGAGGACGCTAATATAGCGTGGCATTGCGGAGCGTCGAGCTATAAGCACGCAGAGTGCCGAAACGCTAATAGTATCGGTATTGAAATGTGCGTAAGGAAGAAAAACACAAAGAGCATGGGCGCAACAGATAAAGACTGGTATTTTGAGGACGCAACAGTAGAGGCAGCGGCAGAGCTTACCCGTTACCTTATGAATAAATACGGCGTGCCTGCATCTCATGTAATCAGACATTACGACGTAACGGGCAAGATTTGCCCTAACCCGTATGTATATAACACCAGCGCCCACACATGGGACGAGTTTAAGCGTAAAATCAGCGGACAGGCAGAAACACCGCAGGGCGGCAATGAAAAAACAATCTGGAATTTTCTTACAGGAAAGGGCTTAAATGCTTATGCTGTGGCTGGTATTATGGGTAATCTGTATGCTGAAAGCGGGCTTATGCCGAACAACTTACAGAACACCTATAACAATAAGCTGGGTAAGACGGACGCAGAATATACAGCAGCGGTGGATAATGGCAGCTATGGCAATTTTGTAAAGGACAGTGCAGGCTATGGGCTGGCGCAGTGGACGTATTGGAGCAGAAAACAGGCGCTGCTTAATCATGCAAAACAGGCGGGTGTATCCATTGCAGACCTTAATATGCAGCTGGGCTTTTTATGGGAAGAATTGCAGGGATACACAGCAGTAATGGACGCACTGAAAAAGGCGGGCAGCGTGCGTGCTGCATCTGATGCCGTGCTTACTGGATATGAAAAGCCAGCAGACCAGAGCGAAACAGTAAAGAAAAAGCGTGCAGAGTACGGCGAGGGATACTATAAAAAGTATGCAGCAGGAAACGGTACAAAGTATTACAGAGTGCGCAAGAGCTGGACGGACGCAGCAAGCCAGCTGGGGGCGTTTACGTCGCTGGAAAATGCAAAGAGCGCTTGCAAGGCGGGCTATACTGTATATGATGATAACGGCAAGGCGGTATATACCGCAGCAGGGCAGCAGGCAAGCGCAGGCGTTCCGTTTAGCGTACAGGTAGATATTTTAGACCTTAATATCAGAACAGGAGCAGGCACGAACTATGCAAAGACGGGAGAAACCACAGGAAAGGGAGTATTTACCATTGTGGAAGTGAAAGCCGGACAGGGTGCAAGCGTTGGCTGGGGACGCTTGAAGAGTGGCGCAGGCTGGATTAGCTTAGATTATGCCACAAGATTAGCTTAAGTTTTCGAGGGTGGGCGGTTCGCTGTCTGTCCTCTATTTTTTTGCAATTTTATAGGATTTTCTGCATAAAAGCGTTGACAATATACCAAAGTTGGTATATAATAAAATCATGGAAAGGAGATAAGAACAAATAAGAGGCAAAGCCACTGGAAAGGAGAAACGGCACAATGGGTAAGAAAAAGAAACAAAAGAAAAAGCCTATCGAATGGCGAGACCTGACAATCAACGCATTGATAGACTTAATCATAGGCATAATACTTATCATAATCGGTAAGTACATAGGTTAGGGCGAAAGCCATAACCGACAGGCGGGCGATAAGCCCGCCGCCTATAAAAAATATAACACAAACCCACAGCCGAGTAAAGAGTATGCTTTTGAAATTAGGAGTATTTTTAGTAGTAGTAGGACTGGTAAAGCTGATTATTGCTTTCGTTTTGAGAGCAAAGGAAAAGAGAGGTAAGGCATGAACTTAGGCGAGAACATAAGGAAAGCACGAAAAGTGGCGGGCGTTTCACAGTCAGAACTTGCGGAACGCCTGCAAGTCCACCAGAAAGATATAAGCAGGTGGGAGAATGGGGCGCACGCACCGACAATAGAAATGTTTGCGAAAATATGCAGAGAGCTTAACGCCTCTGCTGATGAAATTTTAGAATTGAAGTAGATACGAAAGCGAGGGCTTACTATGACAAAGAAAAAGGTAATTTTAGTGGCAGCGGCTGCATTATTTGCAGTAAGCGGTTTAACGGCGCTGCCGTCTGGAAATATAACAGGTGGGGCGGGCTGCATTGTGGTTGCGGCAGTATGCGCCTATTTTGGACTGAAAAAGAAAAGCGCAGGAAAAGAGAACGGAAACAGAACGCCAGCGCCTGCCGCCGCATCTGGTAGCAGGGTTTTAGATACAATCAGAACGAAAGTAGTAGGCGTGACGTTCAATAATGAGGACGGAGAAAACAGGCAGGATATTTTAAGCAGAATGTCCGGCAGTGAAGATATTACAGTAGAAAAGTACACATACAACGGAGAGCCTGCCGCATACGTAAAGTGGGGCGATAAGGTAATAGGCAATCTATCGGCAGAGCTGGCGGGGGACTTAGCGAGAAAGTACCCGAAAGCCCGCTACACCGCAGAAATACTGGAAATTTCTGGGGGGGTACAGACGTTCGGGTGCAATATAGAGCTTGACGTAATCGAGGACGCAACGCCCAGCGTAAGCCAGCATACGGGAGAAACTACAGTATATGTAGACCGTAGCAACAAAAAATACCATAGTAAGCCTAACTGTTCGGGAATGAAAAACCCAAAGAGCATACCGCTAAGCCAAGCAAAGAAGAAATACACCGCTTGTAAAAAGTGTTGTAAATAGGTAAAGGCATAAGCCGCAGACTTGTAAAAGAGTTTGCGGCTTTTCGTCGTATATGGGGAAAGAACAGGAACGAAAGAGAGGTAGCAGAAATGGCGAATAAGAAAGGCAGCCGACAGCTGACATGGACAGACCGTATAAGTATTGAGGCATTGAAAAAAGCAGGGCATAGCGTGATAGAGATAGCAGAACAGCTGGGCGTACACCGCAGCACTATATACAATGAGCTTAAGCGAGGGGAATATATGCACAGAAATAGCGACTATACAGAAACATTAAGTTATAGCCCAAACAAGGCACAAATGAAAGCAGAGGAAAATTTAAAGGCAAGGGGTACACAGCTTAAAATAGGAAACGATATTGCATACGCAAATTATATAGAGGATAAAATAGTAAATGAAGATTACAGCCCAGCTGCGGTACTGGGAGAATTGAAAGCACAGGGGAAAGAGGGGGACTTTTCCGTAACAGTATGCGTAACGACCTTATACAGCTACATTGATAAGGGTATTTTCCTTAAGCTGTCTAATAAGAATTTGCCAGTAAAGAAGAATAAGAAGAGAAATTATAAGAAAGTACAGAGGCAACAGAAAAGGGCGGCAGCAGGAGAGAGTATAGACAAACGCCCGAAAGAGATAGATACACGGGAAGAGTTCGGTAACTGGGAAATGGACAGCGTTTTAGGTAAGCGGGGAAAGTCAAAAAATACGTTGCTGGTACTGACAGAGCGGAAAACCAGAAACGAGATTATATTTAAACTGCCAGACCATACAGACGAGGCAGTAGTAGCGGCACTGGATAGATTAGAAAGAAAATGGGGCGCTGATATGTTTAAGCGGGTATTTAAGACAATCACAGTAGACAACGGTAGCGAGTTTGCAGATACAGAGGGCTTACAGCGTTCTATTATCAACGAGGGAGAAAAGCGGACAAAGGTATATTACTGCCACCCGTACAGCAGTTGGGAGCGTGGCACAAATGAGGTAACAAATAAGATGATACGCCGGAAGATACCGAAAGGCACAAATTTTGACGACAGGACAGAGGAAGAGGTAGAGAGTATAGAGAACTGGATAAACGGATACCCACGCAAAATACATGGCTATCATTCAGCAGGGGAACTATTCGAGGAAGAGGTAAAGCAGCTTGCATAAGAACGGAAATAGGGAGTGTGAGAGGTTGGCAGCAGTGGCAGCCTTACTATTGCGCTGCCTAAAAGTGAAAATATACAATAAAACAGGCTACGTATTGTGCAAAACGGCAAAACGATAAAAACATGAAAAAATGTCGAATTTAATGTTGACATTTTTGTACAGATAATTTTTTAAAAAAATATATTGACTTCCCTTAAGTGTCCGTGTATAATGCTATCTGGACACTTTTGGAAAAGTACCTGAAAAGGACTTTTATAGAGAAAGGAGGATTTGCTGTGAAGGTAAGATCATCAGTTAAACCTATTTGCGAAAAGTGCAAAGTTATCAAGAGAAAAGGAAGCATCAGAATTATCTGTGAGAATCCAAAGCATAAGCAGAGACAGGGTTAATTAGTACAAATATTTGACCCTGTTATTTGTGCGTTTGGTTTATTAAACCTTTTTTCACATCATTATGTGCGGCTGCAGCGAGATATTTATCATCGCTGTTCATAATAAACAGAGGCATTCTGGTTTCATATTATAATACCGAGTGATATGGAACAAAATGCAAATATGGGAGCGCATATGGCTACACACATTTCAGGACGTGCAACCGTAGCTGTAGATGCATATGTGTTTCGGAGAGCATACATCAAGTTGCAGATGTATCGTTACTATAGTAAATAACTAAAAATTATGGAGGTGTAAACACACATGGCTCGTATTGCAGGTGTAGATTTACCAAGAGAAAAACGTGTAGAAATCGGCTTAACTTACATCTACGGAATCGGAAGAGTAAGTGCAGACCGTATCCTTGAAGCAGCTAATGTTGATCCAAGCACTCGTGTTAGAGATCTTACAGATGACGAGGTTAAGAGAATCAGCGCTGTTATCGACGAGACAATGACAGTTGAAGGTGATTTAAGAAGAGAAATCGCTTTAAATATCAAGAGACTTCAGGAAATTGGATGCTATCGTGGTATCCGTCATAGAAAGGGACTTCCGGTTCGTGGTCAGAAGACAAAGACTAATGCAAGAACTCGCAAGGGTCCTAAGAGAACAGTAGCAAACAAGAAGAAATAATCACTTAGAAAATAAGTGAAAACGCCACTTGAACGTAGTGCGCGTTTGGTTCTGCGGACGAAGAAGCAGAGCTACATTATAACTTAAATAAAGTTTAGAAAGTAGAAAGTAGGTTAGTTTAAATATGGCTAAGAATGTTGCAAAGAAAACAACTAAAAAGCGTGTAAAGAAAAACGTTGAACGCGGACAGGCACATATTCAGGCATCTTTCAATAACACAATCGTTACTTTAACAGATGCTGAAGGAAATGCTTTATCATGGGCAAGTGCCGGTGGTCTTGGATTTAGAGGTTCAAAGAAATCTACTCCATATGCTGCACAGATGG